CTGCTCGAAGGCCTGGGCGTTCTCGACGTCGCGCCCCAGGACGCCGTCCGCCGGGTTGGTGATGGTGTCCCATCCGGGGATGGCGACATAGATCCTGGTCAGCGTCCCGGCCGGGCAAGAGATGGGCCCCGTCGCCGTGTTCTGGAAGTCCAGGGTCACGGTCCCGCCTGCCCCGATGGTCCCTCCCGTCACGGCCGAGTAGATGTTGCCGGAGGTGTCCTTGGCCTGGGCCCCTGCCGGGATCACGGTCCCGGCGAGGCCGGTGCACAGGCAGGACACCAGCGTCGGAGCCGCGGCGAAGCGGGTGAGGAAGTAGACTCGCCCGATGGCGTCCTGCATCCGCCCCTGGGCAAACTGCGGGTCCACCTGGGAGGTGTAGTAGAGGAAGGTGCTGTTCTTGTCGGCGATGATCGCCGCAAGGGTCTGCGAGAGCTGGCCCTGGGGGGTGCTGAGGCTCATGTTCAGCCCGCCCCCAAAAGCGGAGTTGAAGTCGTTGAGGACCGCCGTGAGGATGGCGGACTCCTCCGGCGCCGTGAAGCCGTTGGTGCCGAGGGTCGGGGAAGGGACGGAGCTGGGCATGGCGCGACCTCAGAAATGGGCCAGCAGGGCGGCGCCCTGCTCGTCAATGACTTCCACCGATCCGGAGAGCTTGCGGCCCTGGAGGCTCGTGATGGTGGCCCGGGCCTGGACGACGGTCGGGACGCCGAGGGCCGCGTCCTCGAGGTAGGCCTTCACCAGCGGCAGGCTGAAGGGGCGGCCGAGCACCTGGGAGAGGTAGGGGATGCCCTGGCCCTGGTCGTAGTAGAGGTCCCCGGCAAAAGTCTTCACGGCCGAGGCGACGTCCTGCGCCACCGCCTCCGGCCCCGTCTTCGTGGCGAGGTTGCCCCCCGAGTCGAGCTGGAGGTCCCAGGCGTCGAGGTCCGTGTCGGGCTGGCTGAGGAAAAGGGTGTTCATCAGAGGGGTTCTCCGGTCTGACCGCTACCAGTCTGCACCCCGGGGTGCTTGTGGTGCATCAGGGAAATGGAGCCCGCCACCGCGTCCTGCTGGAAGGTGGCGCCCTTGTCGCCGGTGAGGTCCCCGGTCACCTCCACCGCGCCGTCCAGCTTGATCGCTGGAGCGGTGAGGTTCAGGGCCACCGGGTGCACCAAGTCCGCGCTGGCGTCGTCGATCACGAGGTACGCGGTGGGCGAGGGGCTGGCGTTGTTCCAGCCGCCCAAGTAGAGGCCGTCGGCCATGTCGAACCGGCGGAGGCTCCCCGGAGGAGCGGCCTTGCCGCCGGCTTTGACCTTGGAGATGTCCCGGTCCGCGAAGATGCAGAAGCCCAGGTCCCCGGGCTTCGGGTCCACGATGACGGCCACGTCGCCGCCCTGCAGCCGGAAGAACGGGATCCCGTAGACCACCGAGTGGGGCACCGCCTTCCCGGCGCCGTCCAGCTGGTCCACGAGGGGCACCACGTCCACGGTCCCCGCCGGAGCGGTGCGGCCCTCCGTGTGGACTGCCTGGACCTGGACGAGGGTCGCCACGTTCACCCGGCCGAGGGCCTGCTGCAGGAGGAACATGAGGGCGTTGAAAGGCGTGTTCCCGGAGGAGAGCTTGCGCTGGGGGGTGTAGCCGTCGCTGTTGGGGTTCCCGGGCATCTCAGCCTCCCACGTAGGACGCTTTGAGCGTCGTCTCCCACTTCCCGCCAGGGCGCTCGCTCTCGAGGTGGTGCTTCAGGCCGTGGACCCTCCAGACGCCGCGGGCAGGCCGGATGGAGCTCTCGACCTTGATTACACCCCCGTGCTTGAAGGCGGGGTTGTAGAGGGCCCGGACCTCGAGGCCTTCCTTGTCGAAGGTGGGGTAGCCGATCATCCCCGTCTCAGGGGAGACGAGGGGTGCCTCGCCCGCGCGGGGCTGCCCGGGCGGGGCGATCCAGAGCGTCCCATCGTCCACGCCCCAGTCGATGCCGGAAGCCTCCGCGAGGGCCTGGGCCTGCTGGAAGTCCGACCCGGAGAGGTAGGGGTTCGAGAGCACGGCGTCCACCCCGGCGTTGTCGAAGGCGTAGCCCATGCTGGCGGCGAGGGTCTCCATGATCTGCGCCACGGCCGCGCCGCCGGAGAAGCTGCGGGGCGGGACCGGGACCACGGCCGGGTAGTAGCCGCTCAAGGCCTCGACCTGGAAGTAGAGCCCGGGCGGCTCGTGGTAGACCGCCCAGGCCCCCGTGATCTCGCCCTGGAACACGACGGCAAGGCTCCCCTCGTCGCCGGCCCGGACGCGCAGCAGGTTCTTCCTCACGCCCAGGGCCTTGAAGGCCGTGGTCGTGGCCGAGTCCATGTCCTGCTCCGTCATCCCGTAGATGCGCAGCTTGGCCGCGTTCTTCGAGGGCTGGCCGCCCTTCTCGACCTCGAGGCTCATCCTCAGCCCGCTGAGCACGAGCGTGTTGGTCCCGGACGAGAAGAACCCGCCCTCCAGGGTGAGGGCGGCCTCGAGGATCTTCTTCGCGAAGGAACCGGCCATCTTAGTAGCTCTGCTCCCAGTGGAGCCAGGAGAGGCCGGAGAAGTTCGGGACGCTATTCGTGACGCCGACGCCGACCTGATCGACGGACCCGAGGAAGGCCGCGATGTCGAAGGATGGCCCGTTCACGCCGACGCCATCAGGGGTGCCGATCGAGAACTGGTAGCCCGTCGAGGTGCTCACGAAGAGGTTGAGATAGACGATGTAGGGTAGGTGGACCTTCGGGCTGTCCCCAACGAGCGTCCCCGCGCTGGTCCCGTCGGCGTTGAACTGCTCCACGCGGACCACCGGCACCACGGAAGTTGACGCGAACGGGTCGTACAGCCCGGCGAAGATGAACTTCCCGGAGGTCGAGTTGCGCAGGATGAGGCCCGCGTAGCTGCTCAAGTCCGCCATGATCGGGATGATGGCCGCGCGAGTCCCGTCGCCGAGGACCGGCGTGAAGGGGTTCACGAGGATCTCCCACCCCAGGGCGACGGAGCTCGCTGCTCCTCCGTCCAGGTGGATGCCCTTGTTCCCCTGGGTCGTCACGTTGTGCGCGGTGCTGAGCGGGATCCCGAACTTGCCGCCCCCGTTCTTGACCTCGGTGAAGTCCGCCAGCTGGGGCGGGTTCCACGGGGTCTGGGCAATCCACTGCAGGGTCGGGTCCGACCCGCCACCGCCATTGACCTGCTGCCAGTTGCCCGATGAACTGGCGGGCAGGGCTTTCAGGAGGTAGAGGTTCCCGCCGGCCTCCAGGGCGAAGTCCCCCACCTGGACGGCGCTGCCCAGCGCCAGCCGCGCGGTGGAGTCGGCGACCAGCTTGACCACGGCGGAGGCGTTCGCCACGCCGGCAAGGCCCTGCATGATCCCGTCGACCTCGGAAGCGGTGAAGTTCCCGGCGGGCCCCGGGGGATTGTCGGAGCGGAGCGGCGGGGTGTAGGTGCGGCTCATGGGTTCTCCTGCTGGTAGTAGCTCGTGGCCCAGAGGTCCGCCCACTGGACGAGGTAGAGGGGAGCAAAGGGGTCTTCCGGAACGGGCCGATCGTAGAAGCTGAGGGTGCAGTTCTGGCCGTCGAGCACGACGGAGAGCTGCTGGCTGGGGATCCCCTGAAGGGGGACCTCCTGGGGCGTGGTGGCCCCTTCGGCCCAGAAGAGGAGCACGAAGTCCGAGCCCAGGCCGGAGTAGGACGGGTCCCCTTCCACCCCTGGCGCCGGAGCGAAGATGAGCGTCCCGTAGAACCCCTGGTAGGGGGCCGTCTCCAGAGGGACGCCCAGGAGGCACGGAGTCCCGCGCCACACGGGCTGGTTGTTGAGGTCCAGGTCGCAGAAGATCACGCGGGCCCCCTGCCGTGCTGGATCCCCAGCTCGATAGCCTGCTGGGGCGTCAGGTCGCTGAAGGCCGGGTCGCTGGGGTCCTGGGGCTGCTGCTTGCCGGTGTTCACCTTGGAGGCGCTGCTCGAGCTCTTGGCCTTGGCGGCCGGGATGGCGACGTTCACGTAGACTGGGTCCACCTCACGCACCTGCAGCAGCTCCAAGTCGGCCGCGATGAGGTTGGCCCCGCTCCTGGCGCTGCGGCGGTAGGACACTCGCTCGAGCGTGGCCTTCAAGTAGACCTTTTCCGGCGTCACCACGGAGTAGAGGTCAGTGGAGGCCACGGCGGCGTCGAGCGCGTCGACAAAGGCCTTGATCCGGTCCCCGTCGCCACCGACCGCCAGCCTCACCCGGGCCTTGAAGGGCTCCGCGACCTTGTTGTAGCTGGCGAACCCGCCTTTCTCCACGGGGAAGTTGGAGGTCTTGAAGTCCAGGCCGTAGCCCACTTCGAGGCAGGAGTCCACCTCGAACACGGGGTTGAGCTCCGAGTCGAACAGCCCCCACTGGTTCGGGTAGGCGCCCGCCATCAGAACCCTCCGTCAGCGTGGTCCACGAGGTTGCGGGAGTTCGCCAGCCGCCCCACCTCGGAGGCGACCTCCGGCCCATCGGCGGCCTGCGTGTGGACGTGCAGCTCGCCAATCGTCGTGGTCGTGACGGGGCCGCCTCCGCCCGCGGCCGCGGCGGCGTAGGCCGGCGCCCCGCCCCTCGCGAGGTCGAGCAGGGCCCCGCCGGGCGACCCCTTTGCTGCGTCGAGGATGAAGTCGCCGAGGGTCGTGGACTTGATCTTCTGGGCCACCTCGTCGAGGGCCTGGAAGGCCGCGGCCTTCATCCGGGCCCACGCCGTCTCCCAGGCCCGGGCCATGAAGGCGCCGGTGTAGCCGACGACGTAGAGCACGGTGTTCCTGACGAGGTGCCAGAGGCGGACGAGGTCCTCGCCGAGGGCCTTCCAGGCCTTCCGCACCGTGGCCTCGTCGCCGATGAAGAGCCCCCACATCAGCTTGAGGGCATCGAACAGGACCGCCAGCTCGTCCATGATGCCCTCCTTCACAATCTTGAACTCGGTGAGGATCGGCTTCCCGAACTCCATCCAAAAGGCCTTGATGCGCTCGAACATCGGGGCCAGGACCGAGTCGCCGCCGGCCGCCCACTTGTCCCACTCGGACTTGAGCCAGACCACGGCCGCGGCCAGGGCCCCGACGGCCGCGGCGATGAGGAGGAGCGGGATGGTGACTTCGAACATGGACAGGGCGGCGATGCCGGCCGCCACCGCCAGGACCCCCAGGGCCGCGGCGATGCCGATGATCGCCGCTTTGACGGCGGTCGGGTGCTCCTGGGCCCACTGGCCCAGCTCGCGCAGCTTGTCGCCCATCCACTGAAGGGCCGGCAGCAGGGCGTGGAGCACCGAGGCGGCCGCCATCTGGAACTGGGTCCGCGCCATGGCAAGGGTGTCGTTGAACTTCTCCGCCTTCTCCGCGTCCTCGCTGCTGAAGGTGCCGAGCTTCTCCTGCTCCTCCACCATGGCCGCCACGCCCTCGCGCCCCTTCATCAGGAGCCGGATGGTGCCCTCGTCGAGGCCCAGGCGCTGCCCCAGGCCCAAGGCCCGGCGGCCGGAGAGCTTGCCCATCTTCTCGGCGAGGAGGTCCATGACGCCGATAGCGTCTTTGCCCTTGAGCTCCTGCTCCCCGATGCCGAGCCCCTTGAAGAGCCGCAGGGCCATCTCCGCGCGGGGCCCGTGGATGGCGATAAGCTCGAGCTGGGAGTTGAGCTGCTTCAAGCTGGTGTCAAAAGCCTCGGAGCTCCCGCCCTCGAGAGCCGCGGCCCGGCGCCAGCCCTGTAGGGCCTCGATGTTGACCCCCAGCATCCGCGAGAGCTTGCCCGTCTCATCCTCGAGCTCGAGCATCTCCCCGGCGAACTCCTTCACCTCGTGCCCGCCCACGAGGACCGCGAAGAACGCGGCGGCCTTCTCCGCCAGCCCCTCGTAGAACTCCCCGGCCTGCTGGCCCGTCTCCTGGAGGTGCTGGGCGGTGTTGCTCGCCTCCTGGCGGGTCTTCCGGAAGCTCTCATCGGCCTCCGCCTCGCCCTTCTTCAGGTCCTTGGTGTCCCAGCCGAGGGCGAGAAGGAAGGACTCGAGGACGGTGGCCATGCTATCTCCGCTTGCTCAGATGCGCCCGGTTGGCGTTGTTGACTGCGATGACCTCCAGGAGGTCGTAGGCGTCGGCCATCCCGTAGACCGTCTGGAGCTCGTGGAGGGTGGCTAGCCTCGAGGAGACGATGACTCCGATGATGCCGGGGACGTTGACCCAGTGGTAGGGAGCGCCGCTTTCATCCGGGCCAGGAAGTCGCGGAGCTTCTCGGCCAGCGAAAAACCCAGGTGGAGCTCGAGGACTTCCTTCCGCAGGCGGAGGATGGTGGAGACCTCCTCGATGTCGCTGGCGTCGAGGCTGATCTTCCGGTAGATGGGCATGACCTCGGTGCCGGCCTTGAAGGACACGCACTCCATCATTTCCTCGAGCAAGGGCTTCAGGGCCTCGATGTCGAGGCCCTGGAACCCGGCGAAGCTGGGGGCGATGGAGGCGAGGCCAGCCATGCCGGCCCGCATCGTCTCCTGGGGAACGTCCACCCCGGCCTTGGCGATGATGTTGAGGGCCCGCAGGGCCCAGGCCTCGGCCTTGAAGGGGCTCATCTCGGTCACGAGGTAGGACTTCCCGGAGTCCCGGTTCTCGCCCTTCGGGTCCTCCGGGATGGTGACGAGCTTCGTGCGGCGGGCCATCTAGGCCTCCTCAGATAGGAGCGGGCTGGACCCGCTCCCAGGTGATTTCGTGCTCGACGGGCTGGGCCGTCTTCTTCGCGTCCGGGAGGGACTTGAAGCTGGTGAGGTAGCCGTTCGTGAGGTCGAAGCTCTTCCCCACGCCGGGCATCTCCAGGGTGCCGGTGCAGCTGATGGTCTCCCGCAGCTGCTCCTCGGCCGCGTTCCAGGCCTCGAACACGTCCACGCTGGGGCTGTTGGCCTCGATGTGCAGCTTCATCTTGACGGGGTTGAAAATCTTCCCGGCCGCGAGGTTGCCGTCCACGCCCATGCGGGCCTCAGTGGTGGCGATGGGGTCCGTGCCGAAGATGTCGTCCGTGGCGAAGCCCTGGATCCTCACCCCGGAGTCAAAGACCCCGGGGATGGTGAGGATGAGGACGGCGTTCGCCGAGGTGATGGTGCGGGCCATGGGAGCCTCCCCTTACTGGATGTTGATGCTGTTGAGGGTGATGCGCTGGACGCTCTGGCCGTCCATGTACCAGAAGTTGATGACCGGCGTCCCGCGGCTGCCCCGGACCTGGGCGGTGGGGTCCAGCACCTGGAGATACCAGCCGCGGCGGTAAAGCACGCTGTCGATGGGGCGCCCGGCCGCGGAGTTGACCTGGGCCGCCTGCAAGGCGCTCAGGGAGACGCCGGCGCGGATGCTGCCGAAGTTCACCGCCTGGGCGATGGGGTCCGCCATGGCCTGCTTGATGAGGGCGTAGCCGTCCACGTTGTAGGGCAGGCTCTTGGTCTGCTGGCTGGCGAGCAGGCTCACGAGCGCGAGCTGGAAGGCGTTCGAGAGCTGGATCTGGTTGATGTAGCTGTCGATCCAGGCGAAGGGGCCCGACACCTGCCCGGTCTGGAAGAGGAGGAACTCGTCGTTGGCGGTGGCGTAGGCGCCGTAGAAGTTGACGCCGTTCGCCTCCAGGTTCGCCGCGGAGGTCAGGTCCGAGACCGAGGGCAGGAGCCCGGTCTGGCCCTTGTAGGCCAGGGTGGCCCGGCCGTTGGTGGCCGAGAAGTCGGTGGAGGCCACCGCGCCCAGCACGAAGGCGGCATGGAGGGGGTCCAGATAGACCGGGGCCGTGCCGCTCAGGTTGCCGGCCTTCAGGTAGTGGCCGATGCCGGTGTAGCTGGCGGGGGCTTCCGTGGCGGTAACGTCCGTGGTCCAGGGCACGTAGAGGAAGCGGTCGCCCTGGAGGTTAGTCCAGGTGGCGAAGCCCTGCATGTCGGCGTCCACCGGCTCCCACACGGTCGAGAAGCTGGCCCAGTTCTGAGTCGCCTCGACGATGGTGGTCATGCGCCCGGAGGGCGTGTCCGCCACCTGCCCCTGGCTCAGGACGGCGCCGCCGGCCTGGGTGAGGGAGAGGCTGGTCGCCACGTCGCCGGTGGCGTAGGTAATCGTGCTCGTCGCCCCGGTGGTTCCGCTGGTGACGACGAAGGCCTCGAAGGTGGAGTCGTAGGTGACGGCCGCGCCGCCGGTGAGGCCGAGGGCCGTGGTCAGCAGGGCGGCGGCGTTCGAGAAGCTGGTGGCCGCGGAGAGGTCCACGGTGGCCGAGGTCTTCAGCACCCCGTCGACGGTAATGCTCAGGGTCCCGGCCGTGATGGCCTGGACCTGGGCCAGGGTGAGCGCGTTCTTGCCGCCGCGGAGGAAGGCGCTGATCGGCGCCTGGGCGTAGCGGGCGAAGAGAAGGGCGCCGGGCTTGGCGGTGGACCCGTCGAAGCCATTGAAGTAGACGGCCGCCATGGCCGCCTCCTCCGAGGAAGGGCCGAAGTAGTCCGAGACCTCCTGGGCCCCGGGGAAGCTCAGGGGAGCCCCGTAGGGCAGGGCCGCGGCCTGGGTGAGCACGAGGCCGTTGAGGACCAGGGCCTTCCCGCCGGCCGCGAGGACCGAGGCGAGGGCGGAGACGAGGTTGGAGGCGGGGATGCTCATGGGGCGCTCCTATGGCTGAAAGGTGGCCTCGACGCTGACGGTCCCGGCGTCCAGGGTGTCCGCAAAGTCCTGGGGGACCTGCACGACTGGAGTGTAGTTGAAATGCAGGGACAGGGACAGGCGCCTCTCGAACTGGTGTTCCCCGTCGAGCAAGGGAACCTGCCGGGGATCTTCCTCGTAGAGCGGGGCCAGCCCGTCTACCTTGGCCTGGAAGTAGGTGCAGGCGTCCGAGCTCCGGAAGAGGATGGCGGCGGCCTTGGCCCAGTCCTCAGCGGCGGGCCCGTAGAAGTCCACCTGGACGATCCACTCCGAGCTGGCGGAGAGCTCCAGGCTTCCGGGGTCCGGGGCCGGGTCCAGGTAGTCGGAGAGGTCCGTGGCGAGCCGGAGCTGCTGGACGGTCTGCATGGAGACCCAGCCCACGGGGCGGACGAGGTTGGGGCTTGCGGGGTCGGCCGTCGCCGGGGTGGGCACCCCGTTCTCGAGGGCCTGGACCACCTGGACCCCGGCCGGGACCACGCGGTCCTCGAGCCACTGGCCCAGGGCCGTGAACAGCTGGTCGGAGGTGACGCTGGGCACGGTCATGGGGCCGCCGGGGGATCAACCCAGGGCGCGAGCTGGGCGACGGCGACCGCCGTCCAGTCGGGCCACTGCTCAAGGACGCGGACCACGCCCCAGACAAAGCCGCCGAAGATAAAGCGGTCCCCGCCGGAGAGGGTCTGCCGCGCCACCGAGTCCCAGCTGCCGTCGAGGAAGACCTTGCGCAGCACGTCCCCCTGGTTCACGCCCTCGAGCTGCTTCCGCTCCTCGGCCGCGAGCTCCTGCACCTGGAGGACCCCCGAGGAGGTGGTGAAGGCCGGGACCTGCTTGAAGTTCGCCCCCACGGTGTAGCCGTTGGCCTTCTGTAGCGTGGCCACCGTGTCCGGGTTGATCCGGGTCACGACGCGGGAGAGCTGGCGGAGGCGCATCACTCGACCACCTGGAAGTCGGGGCTCTGCATGAGGTTCTTCGTGTCCTTGAGCGGGGTGTCCTTGTGCTTCCTGGCGATGGTGCTGGCGGCGTTCGGGGGGTCGGACCAGCTGGCGATGCTCTGCTGGAGCTGCTCGCGAATCCTCTGCCCCAGGATGCGGAGGCCCTTCTTCCCGTCGTTCCCGCTCGCCTGGAGGGCGGCGGCCAGCAGCTTCCCCCACTTGGGGGACTGGAGCCGGATCATCGTGCGGAAGGCGGGCCGGGCCGGGATCCCCGCCCGGGGCGCCCCGAACTCGTTGATGTAGGCCACCTGGGCCGCCGGGACGCCCTTCCGGCCAGCCGTGGCGCCCTCGAGGAACCCGACCTTCAGCTCTTTCCCACGCAGCAGCTTCCCGGCCTGGGCGTCCATGACCCGGGAGAGCTGGAAGCCGTCGAGGGTGCTCCGCGCCATGGGGCCCTCACCGCCGGCACGAGGGCACGTAGACGAAGCGCCGGAAGGGGCTGCTCATCGCCCAGTACTGGGCCCCGTAGGGCGTCTGGACATACCACGCCTGATCGTTCTGGACCTGCCCCATGTCGAGGCTCACGGACACGGTCCCCTCGCTGCCCTGGGAGACCCGGCCCACGCCCTGCTGCCCCCCGCCGTCGCCGTTGGCCCCCACGTAGAGCTTGGCGAGGTGCGCGGTCAGCAGGAACAGGAGGACCTTGAGCACAGCAGGATCCTTCACCGGCCCGGCGCCGGAGTTGTCGCAGAGGAGCCCCGCCTCGGTGAAGAGGTCAGCGAAAATCCCCGAGGTCGCCGGGGCGAACTCGGGGAATCTCTGCGCGAACCCATCCGGGTCCCAGGCGACGACGGCCATCGCTAGTCGTCGACCCGGGGCTCGACGACGTTCTTCTCGCCGTCCTTGGCCTTGGCGGGGCGGGGCCGCGGCTCGAGGCCGGTCTTCTCAGCCTGCCGCTCCCGGGCCTTGGAGTCGGCGCTGTCCGACCGCGGCGCCGCGAAGATGAAGCCCTTCACGAGCGGGGGGTAGGACTTGTGCTCGGCCACCCAGGCCTCCCACATCTCCTTGTCCACGGTGGTCATGCCGAAGGTGGAGGAGATGCGGTGGGCCGGCATGGGGCGAGCGAGGGTGGGCGCCACCGGGGCGGCGGAGCCGTTGAGCTTCACCTCGTGGACCTTCCCGTCGTTGTCCCGGAGCTGGATCCGGAGGCCGGAAGGCAGCTTGCACCCGACGACCACGACGTCCCTGGTGCCCTTGGGGCGGGTCT